GGTAGCCCCATTCGGTATAGCGATACCAGTTCCAGAGGCGGTCTTTAGGGTAGCTACTTGTCCAGCTCCATTTTTCACAATATAAATTTTAGAGAGTGTGGGGCAAATAACAGTGGCTGCCCCGCTTAAATTAGTTCCAGTATCAGTTAGACTAAGCATAGCCGAACGAGATTCAGCGGTAGTACCGTCAGCCGTTGAAAGTGTGGCCGAATTACCAGACCAAGTATTAATAACACTACGTCCGGCAATAGCTTCTTCTATCATAGACGTTATGTTGTCATTTACTACCGTACCCCAAGATCCGTCTAGCTCCCCCTGAGTAGGTTTAGCTATTTTAAGAAGAGTAGTATATGTAGTTGCCATTTGTGTAACCTCGTACAATCATAGTGTGTTAACATAATACTGTGTGTTTGTCTAAAATCCACTAACATTTTGCCAATTTGGCGTTTGAGAAGTACTTATAGCTGAAAAATTTGAGGTTTGGCTTGTATCTATCACACCCCAAACTAAAACATTACTTACACCCCCTGTAGCACTTACACCGGTAACTGTAACAGTTGCACCACCTCCACCTATTGCTGTGCCAAGAGCGGAAGTACCTGCTACCCCCGTTACCGTAATATTTGCATCACCTGTAACAGCTTCAGAACCAAGAGCGGTGGTACCTACTACTCCTGTTACAGCAACACCAAGGGCTGTACCCCACTCACCTTGACCCCAAGTACCTCTTCCCCAGCCGCCTAACGCCATAGTTATTCCCTATATAAACTACGCGATACGAATAATCGCATTACTCGCATCTGCCACAGGAAATGTAATTTTAAAATCGCCACCTGAAGATGATTTATCAGCCCCAAAATCTAGTATAGCAACTGCTTTATCAGAATCAGTATCATTATAAATCAATGCTCCTCTTGCCGTAATTGTTGAACTGCTCCATGTAGAATCAGCAAAATCAGTAAAAGCGGTTGTACTACTGCTCGTTGGGTCAATTCTGGTAAGGGTATTACCACCTGCAGTATACCCTGTGCCAGATACTTCATTAGTCGCACTATATGCCGTTGTGGAAGCACTAAGGGTGGCACTGGATGTATACAACGCTATTTTAAAGGTATCGCCACCACTTAATTTAAAATTATGTACCCCTTCTAAAAGTTCTACCTTAAAAGAAGTTGCCATCGCTTGTGTGATTGCCATAATTTACTCCTAACTTACAGCTTGTCTATATTGACCCGAACGATAAGCATCTTCACGTAACTTACCATCACCGAGATTTTTAAGTAATCCTATGGATTGTAGATATAATTTCTCGTAATTAGCAATTATATCCGGTTCGCCCTTCATGAAACGTACAGCTTCAATTAAAGAACCATTTAACAACACAGAACTAAATTCATTCCCTAACCATGTAGTACTCGCGGTGACAATAGACTCAGGATAATACCCATAATGTAATTCTACGGTGAAACCGCTATTAGGTGTTGGCCCAACTATAAGACTAGTATCGGAAAAATTTGCATAGTGGACAGGTGTGCCGGTAGTAGCGGGGTTAGGGTACGCCTCACGGATAAAATTAACGTCTTTATTTAATAAGTAAGTAAATACACCGTCGCCATCTACTACAGCCAGACTATACGTGTATAGATAGTCATCTGGTACGGTCAGATACTTATTGCTAGATGTTAAGACCCCTTGAGAATTTTTACGTAATGCGGGGATTTGTACGGTATTATAGATGTTCTGTTCAGCTTGGTCTACAAACAGGGCTAATTGAGCATCCGTAAAGGTGTTCTCACATATATCCGCTATGTTTGTTTTTAATTCTGCATAATTCATATTTAGACCAAACTCCTAGGAAGTTGTTACTACAACCTGACCTATAAATCCAGCACCTATAACAGGTGGTATTTCTTTTTCCCCAGCCGGATTGACTCCTCCTGTCGAAGTAACAGGAACAATTTGTGCTCTACTCTGGGCACGACCCGCATAATCAGGGCGGGGATTCCGTATAGCTTGTGGATCGTGCACAGGGTACATACCTAACTTATTCTGGGGGTGATCTGCATCCCAACAGGTAGGACATGCCAGTATATTAGTGACTTTCCCCTTTTCAGTAGTAGTGCGTAGTTCATGTAGTTTGTACACAAATCCACAAACATCGCACTCTGCTATGGCCTTCTTACCGGATGCAAACCTTTCAGACATAATAAGACCTTATAATTGGGCCTTCTCTCTTAGTACTGCCCCAACTACGGCTGTAACGGCTGCCCCTGCTAAAAAGTAGAAAGCACCTTGCGGTACGGCCACAGATAAGACTAACGCTCCGACACCAACTGCAAGCCATGTAGTTGGTTCGGTAATTCTGCTTCTAATCCATTCCATCTATTAAACTCCTGAATAATAATTCAAATTCTAGTAGCACGGGGTACAAGCCTAACTGAGGTTTTATCCCGGTCTTCTCCTGCTGCTAATTCAAACTGGGCTTCATATTCAGCCTTCAACATTTGAATCCTAGGAGCAAGTTCTGGATCTTTCATAGCTATACCGTGGGCCAATCCTGCTACCAAACAAGGCAGAAACCGAAAATTCATATCGGCTGTTTCAGCCCCATTACCGGCATCTTCAACACGCCTAAGACGGTAGTACACGAGCGTGTAATCGTTGCTATCCGGTACAGGCCATACGTTTACACGAGGAGCATCACGAAGTCGCTCTATCCAGAACTGTATTGGTCTGCCACGTGTCAACTTATTAGGTATCGAGGCATACGTGCTTACGCTGATTCTACTAATATTAAGGTCAGATTGTTTAGTCGTGTTACCGCTATCAGTACGTATGACTTGCTCTAATAAATCTATTGTATCAGCAGGAAGGGTATATTGGGAAGTGCCTGTAGTAAGGCTTACAGTGCCGGAATCTATCGTCCATAGATTTATGCCCCTATTCTGCCATTCTATGGTGAGTAAATTCATAGATCTGCGAGCAGTACGGAGATCATATCCAGATCGCATTTCACGGCCAGCACGTTCCCACGCTTCTTCAGCGATCTCCGTAAAGTCCATATTAAACGCTGTTGTGCCTGAAGTAGCCATTACTATGCTTTCTTAGTTTTCTTCTTGACTCTACTACCGGTCTTTTTCGCGTATTTAGCAGCCTTCATCTTTCCGGCTTTAGTGTACTTAAACGTCTTCTTTCCTACGGTAGGCATTTGTTCCTCCGTTCTATTTTTTTACAACAATCCTCAATATCCCTGTTAGCATGGTCGCTACACGTACCTTTAAGATACTTTGGGACAGCATCTTTCCTTTTCTGCACAAACTCTTTTACTTTGCGCCTGACCGTGTAACCAACTCTACCTTCCATCAGGAACCCTTCATAACTATGCGTTTAGCCTTTTTACGACCTCGTACAGCCTTACCGCAGCCGCGAATTTTACCCCCGACATAGAGGTTACGCAGACCCTTTTTCTTCTTTTTCTTTCGGGGTTTTACTCTCTCAACATCAAATTCTTCGCCCCTAAAACCCATAGGTCTATTACGAGTTTCGTCCATTCTTGGCTCTCTATCAGTTGGACGACGCCTAGCTGGACCTTCAGGTGCGCCAATAGTTGGGAGACCCGGAGTAGCACCAGCAGATCCAAGACCTTGCGCCAGCATAGCAGAGGTATCACGTTCAGGCGTACGTGCAGGTCCACCAATTTGATACTTAGGCATCCTATGCAATCCGCCGCCCATGTACTTCTTATCTTTAGCCATAAAACTAGCTCCCACAGATTGAGGAACGCCAACTTCCGCGGCGAACTCTGGATTATTAGCTACAGCACCCATAAACCTGTGCTGCTTCTTACTCTTGCTAGGCATACTCTAACTGTAGAACACCGTTATAGAAGACAGAGTTCCCTGCGTGTATAAAACGTAACCACCACCCGTAAACAAGATCCCATCATCAGGAACATCAGGGTACTGCGTAGTATTCGCAGAAGCTACAGTATTAAACTGCATCTTTACTGTGCCAGATGAAGAAGTTTGCCTGAAAGTAGTTGTACCTGCGGTACCAGTATTTACAACATACATACCACGAAGTCTCATCCTACCCCTGAACATAGGGGCAGCAATAGTAGTACCGGAGCCAGCACTCACATTTCCAGCAGGATCTCCTACCGCAGCAATTGCGGTAACAGTTGCAAAATAGGCTGAACCTGTTGCTGTACCAGCGTTTGCCCCGGTAATGGACTCAGTTGCGGAATCTCCCGCTTCATCTGTTCCTGTAACAGTGAAGGAAATCCCTGAATCATCACCGGCACTCAGGATAGTTACATTACGCGGTTGGTCAAAAGTAACTGCTCCTCCAGAGGCTAAAGCACCCCCAATGACCAGATTAGCACCATCGCCAACCGCCGCAGCAGTAGAAATACCATCAGCGTCTATTGCTGCAGACTCTATAAACGTTGATTGAATATCAGAGGACATACTTATCTCCTTATTCAAATGGTGTTGCTAAAGTACCATCACCATGTAGATGAGCCTCACAATGCCAGACCGCTGCTGTCTCTGCTTTCAGGCGAATAATTCCACCAACAAGCCAACCCTGTCCCGCTGTGCCAAGATCGATGGTGTCATCGTCACTAGCGTCAGGGATAAAGGCATTCATGTCAGTAGCTGTCGCAGGATCAAAAAGCATGGCAAAGCCAGAATAGAGATCGCTGGTGTTGTCTGTATTAATCTGCCCCGCACCTGTAAAGGTGGTTCCTACAATGAAAGTGTAATGGAGTCCTGCCACCGCTGTTGGTAACGTAACAACAATACCTGCTGCGCGGTTAAGGGTAAAAACTGCGCCGGACTGGGTTGATTCAACGCTGTAAGTAGCATCAGTAATACTTACAACATTGTCATAAGACGAGACATAGCCGGTGGTAACTAGATTACCACTTGTGTCAATATCAAGATTGGTTGTTATAGCGCCGGTACCGGCGGTTTTAGAAATTTGCTCAAACCCGTTTTCAGAACGGACGGGACCGTTAAACGTTGTATTAGCCATGATTATCTCCTGTCTTGGCTAGTGTCAGTCATTGAGACTGTCAGGGATACGTCAAAATATATAATAAAAAAAGGGGGGTAACAAGCTCTAGTGTGACAGCAAAAGACCCCTGTTACCCCTCTTAGGTGACAAAACAGTTAGGCACCCGGTGATCCATAGACCCCTAGAGGATCAGAAACACCGAACGAATAACGTTCCCTCGCCTTATAACGGCTGTTACCCGTGTCGAAATCAGCATCCATAGATGTAGACATCGGGGCACGAGTGAAGTGCTTCAAGCCATTTGGCACATCAGTCATAAGGAACCACGCATCTGTATCAGTCAGATAGTGGTTGACCGAGTACCCTTGAGGCACCGAACCATTATTTTTAATGGCGTTGATATCGTTATCCGCAGTACCCACACGTCCTTCGGTATCCAGCAAGCGGGTAGCAACGAATTGCAACGCTGGTGGAATAACGAGTTTACGTGGTTTTGCGGCAATCAACAGGCCACGCTCATCCGTCCAACCGGCAACCGAAATAACGGCGGCTTCAAGAGAAGTCTCGTTAAGATCAGCCGCTGTAGAGGGCGTATTTGCGTTGGTACCACCAGAAACAAGCGGATGGGCAGTAGAACAAAGTGCTACGCCATCACCATGAGTGGTGGAGAAGGCTTCATTAAGAATGGTAGCCCCCTTAACCTGTTTGGTATAAGCCATAGCGCGGGCAAGAGCCTTCGTATAACGAGCAGACAAAGAGTCATACAGGTTATCTTCAATTGCTTCCTCAGTAACTGAGAATCCCATCGCAACGGTTTCGTGTGTGTAACGAGCCGTCCATGCTTCCTGTGCATTGTCATACTCGATGGCAGAGCCTTCGTCTTTGACTGGTGCGGCAGAAAAGCCAGACAGTTTCGTTTCTTCCTCAAAAGAACGGTCAGAAGATTCTGATTCAAAAATCTCCTTATGCTCTTCACCGTACTTAGCATACTCCAAACCAAATAGAGCATTAAGACCGGGGAGGAGTTCTTTTAGTAATTGGGCACGTGAAATAGCCATTTTACGTTACTCCTCTATACGCCGGTTGTGTTGTCAAATTGATGACCAGCACACCACTTAACGAGCACTTCAGGGAAGGCCGTTGAAGAAGTCTTGGTCTCTGTCACAACATCCACTACCCTAAGAGGGAAAGTGTTGGTAGTAGCAGAAGTATCATCAACAGCAATTTTTGAATTACCGGTGGTGGTACTGCCGCTATTATCTACCATCTGCACATTAGCCCCAATATCGGTAATAGCGAGATCAGCCATTACAATAGTGCTGCTAGCTGCAGACGAAATGACAGCTACTTTGAACAATACATCGGTAGCATCGACCACATATGCTCTCGCATCACTAGCAACCGTACTAGCTGGCCAATACTGTTTAAAGGTCGGTTGAGATGTACCGGGATCAGTGAAAGTACATCCCATGAAGACACCTATTGGTGTCATGGCAGCATCAGCGGTATCCCGCTCGACGGTGCCTCCAGTTACAAGTTTAACGACATCCCCGTAAAAGATGTTGGTGCCATAAGCACTAGCAATTCTGTACTGCCGGGTAACACCAGTATAGGGGGAACCGCTAATCATCTTAACTGGCTTTAGCCCATAAGGGGCATCTACTGTAGGATAAGCCATCGCTTATACTCCTGTTAAGATTAAGTTCCGTTACCGAAAGTGATCTTTGTCTTCCGATCATTAAAGAGCGGCATACGAGGATCATTTTCTCGCATCAGGTTGTTGTCAACGGATTCTATTTGAGCCTTAGTTTGCTCGGAATAATAAGCAGTACGTTCCTCAATTAGTTCCTTTGGAGCCTTACATAACATCAAACCGCCAATCACAACATTGTCTTTGAATTTCTCATTCTCGACAGTAACCATTGTAATTTCCGGATGATCTTTTGCTTTAACCGGCTCCCAACCTTCGCGTAATTTTGAGGAGACATTCGTGGCGTCAACCAATCCTTGCGTGGATACACGCACCCAATGATACTTATACCCCGGCTCGGGATTAGGAGAAGGTAACATCTCCGGGCGTCGCCAAGCCTTTTTACGAGCACCTTTTTCACGTGTATTCTGCTCACGATTAATACGATTATCAGCCATTTACATTCTTCCTCGTCTCTATTGCAACCTGTTTGGCGTAGTCTTCAAGAGGAACTCCTAAACGCTTCGCTAGGTTTACCTGTGTTCGCGTTAACACCACTTTCTTTGGTGAAGTGCTCCGCGTAGCGGGTGCGACCACATTCGCCTGACGCTTAGACGTCTTCCTATCTGGTTTATCGACATCCCCAAAAGTATCTGGGAATACTTCTCGCATACGGCCATCAATGGCCTCGTAGTACTCATCGCTCTGCGGGTTAATACCCTGTTTGACAAGTTTATTATGCAGCCCCAACGCTAAACTTGTCATTTCATCATCCGAACCAAACCATGTATTGGCTTTCGCCCATTCACTGGCCCGTTCATCGACTTTTACGGGGGCGGATTCTGTTGTGCTACTCCCTTCTACAGTTGTTTCTTCTTTCTGTAAAGGAGGTAGCTGTATGTTGTTTAACCGATCAGCCTTTATCTTAACAGCCGTTAACTTTTCTTGTGCTTCCACAACAGCGTCTACTTCACCGGCTTCATACGCTTCCTTATACGCACTTTTAGCCTGTGCTAACTCACCTTCTGTTGTACGTTTAGCCTGATCTAAAAGTATCGTTTGATTCTTAGTCTGAGAAGTTTTTAAACCTTTATTCTCAGAAACAAGTTGTTGAGCATATTTTTCCAGTTCCGTACGCTCACGTACCGCTTGCTCTTTTAGCCTACGTTCGTCATGATACCCCTTACTGAAATGCTTTATTCGCCTACGAACTTTTTCAGAATAGTCCTCAAGTTCCTCATCAGTAACTTCTTCTGGAGGTTCAGAAGTCTTACGATTCTGATCCGCTTCAGGCGTGTCATCGATAATTTCGACTTGAAATCCAGCATCTGAACCTTCCACATCTGTAGTATCAACAGCATTTTCTTCCCTTATTTCCGCCGCTGTCTTTTTACCAGTCAAATCAACTTCGATAGCACTAGAAGGTTCTATATCTAACTTGGAACCCCCCTCTTCATCAGGAAACGAGTATTCAACTTTCTTAAATGGCATTATTATCTCCTATGCACGTGAAACACCACGGGGGTCATGTACTATTGCTTCAATAGAATCATCGTTCATTAAACGATATTCTTTCCCATCGACTAAAAATCGTGTCCCTGAATTAGCACGAAACATAACGTAGTCACCTGCTTTACACCACGGTCCTGTAGGGAATCTATCCTTATCACTATAGGCTTGGTCTCCCATATCCAGAACTAACCCTATAATAGACAATATGGTTTCATGGTGTTTTGTGGTTACTGTTTTAAGGATCTTAGTATCGTCATAAGTATCCTCAACTTCCGGCATAGCCACAAGGACATGGTATCCAACAGGTACGGGAAGTTGTGCCTCCAACTCTTTATCACTAACAAGTTCGGGTTTAATAGCTGCTTCAGCCATCGTCATCCTCCAAGAAGTTGCGCGAAAGGTCTTCAATATTAGATAGTGAGATTTGCAGACCCCGAAGCAAACCACACACATTCCTGTACTCGGCGTAGTCTTTTGCGCCACCATCAGCAAGGAATTGCAATGCAGAGGTTTTTTGTTCCTCTATACGTTCTGCGAGCACGTCAAAGACGGTTTTAGCCATTCAGCCTATTCTTTCTTGTTATTAGAAGGAGGTGGAGTAGTTACAGTCTTGAATATCTCAAGATCCAGTTTATCAGACTCTCTTCGCGTATCCGCATCCACTTTTACCTGACTTTGTTTAGCGTCTACTACGGTCTTGACTTTATCAAGTTCAACCTGCTGGGCACTTATAGCAACATCCGCTGCGTCCTTCTGTGCCTTCCGCATTAATTCAGCCTGTTGCAACTGTGCATCTGCCGCATCTTTCTGGGCCTTACGTTGCACTTCAGCCTGTTTAGTCTGTGCTTCCTGACGCCGTAGCTGGAGTATAGG